ATCAGTCATCGAACGCATCCCCGCCGACGCGCCCGCATAGGCCGGGAACGTCACCGGCCCGAACTCGTGCAGCCTGAACTCGCGGATCGTCCGCTCAGGCAGCCCACGCGGATTGTGCTCCGACATGCCGGGCTCGTCGTTCCACTCGTCAACGATCACACTGAACCGGAACGACGCGCCGTACAGCCCCTCGACAAGCCCGGGGAGTAGATCCCTGTTGTACGAGGTGTCGAGCAGGTCGACCGCGTACGGCATCCCCTCGTCGTCCTCACCGAGCTCGCGGATCGGACCCAAGACCTTGTCGCCGATCGACGGGTCATGCCCGTGGTTGAACAGCACCTTCACCCGCGGCTGATCCGCCTCCAGATGGTCGGTGTGCGTCTTCGCCGCGGCACCCCGCGCGATCCGCTCGAGGAACTCGCCCTCCGACCACGAACGGATCAGCGTCCACTGGTCGACGACCGCGTACCGGCCGGCGAGCACCCCGAGCATCCCAGGAGCCGGCGCGTCCGCGCGAACCTCCGGACCGGCGATCAGCGCTCGGACAAGATCAACGCGGGGAGCATCCATCGTCCCTCCAGGAACACGCGGCCGCCACGCGGCACCCAACACCAGCCAGGATCAGGCAGGCGACTGCAACTGCACCGAGAACAGGCCCGAATGCACCAGCTTCGACAAGTCCCCCGACGTGACCGCATCCGTCACCGACCGGGCGTCATAGCCGGCCTCGACCAACGCCTTCGCAGCCTGCGCCTGCGCCGCCAGAATTTCCGCCTCGTCCCTGCGATCCTCCTGCAAGAACATCACCCTGGCCGGATCGAACGTCAACTCGACCTGCCGGCCCTCCGGCCGATCCACCAGCGGATCAAGCACTGCGCAGAGACCCTGCGCAGTCGGCGAGAACCAGCCGTCCGACCAGCGGCGACGCGCCGCGCCGTAGTTCCCGGTCGTCAACGCGCTGCCCTGCATCCCCTCACGGATCCCGAGGATCGGCGCCGGCACCAACGACCGCAACGCAATCCGCGTCTCCAACCCGCCCTGAACGTCTCTGTACGCCAGCTTGTCGAGGTCGACACCGACCGGCTTCACGTCGGCGCCGCCGCCGAGAACCATCGTCCTCCACGCGTTCGCCGCCCCGCCATACCCCTCGTTGATCAGCTGCGCGTACTCGCGCACCTGATCCGTCGACAAGGATGCATCAAACGAGACGGACAGGTTCGGCGTCGCAGCGTGCGTGAAAAACTGGTTGACGTGATCCTGGACCTGGTTGTCGGTCGCGACGTCACGCAGGACCGACAACACCCACGACTCGCCACGCCACCACGCGATCGGGTCAGGCTCCGGCGCCCAATGCGCCATGTCCTCCGGCGGCACGACCAGCGGCCGCCGCTGCGAACCGTCGCGGACCAGGTAGCCGGCCGGCCGCAGCAGGAACGGCGCAGCCTCGTCCTCCGGGTCGACCAGCTCAGTCGACGCCATCGCCACCGTCACCGCTGACGGCGGCACGATCTGCAACACCACGCCGCGTCGCGTCGCCCGCCGCATCACGTACGCCGACCCGGCGTACGACGCGTGCTGCTCCAACGACATCAGCGCCTGCGACAACGGCATCCCGAACGAGTCGAACACGGCGAGCCCGGGCGACGTCAACAGTTCCTGGTCGCCAGACCAGCGGGCTCGGAACCGGAACGCCAGCTGCGACATCAGCAACGACCGGGCCGCCACCGCAGCCGACACGATCCCATGCCGGCGATGAACGCCGGTCACCAGCGACTCGAACCGGGCGACTGGCTCAAGATACGGCGAACCCGGCAACGTGAAACTCGACGACGGGTAACGGTGCCCAGCGAACTGCAACGCCTGAACCAGCTCGCCGAGCGTCCCCACCGGCGGCACACTCGACCGCGCCTCGCGGCCAGACTCCAACGCGGCAACCCGGCGGAAGAACCTGGCATCAGCCTTCGACTCGACCACCCGGGCCACCTCCCCTCACGACACGAACGCCACGAACGGCTCGTGCGACACCTGCCCCGACCCGAACTCGGCCAACGCCTCTGCCACACCAGCCACAGCACAAATCGCCAGGTCGATGTGCCGGCGCGACGTCGACGACTCCTTCACCGGTCGCGCACCGCGCTGATCGGTCTTGACCACCATGTTCTCAACGTGGCGGGCCAACACCGGATCACCATCATGCGTCAGACCACCGTCGACAACGAGGTCGTAAAACGTTTTCCAGGCCGGCACCATACGCGCCGTCGAATTCGTCGGAAACTCGACAACCGACAGCCCCTCCGACTCGAGCTCGGCCATCGTGTGCTGCCAACGAAACGGATCGAACGCGACATGGGCGACATTCCGGGCCGCCGCCAACTCTCTGATCGTCGCCACCACATCACCGATCGGAACCCGCCAATGCGGATCCGTGTCATCACGCTCCCAGACGGCCAGGCGGCGAACATGCGGCCGCGCCTCAACCGTCACCGACACGATCCCCGTGCAGTCACCCGTCCACGAGCCATCAACCATCAGCACCTGGCGGGCCATCGGATCATCCGGCCGGCCAGGATCCGCGCACCCGTCCCACGCGCCATGCGGCAACGCCGCCGACTTCGACGCAACGAACACGTTCGTTCGTTTCGTGCGGAACTCGGCCTCCGGTGTGCGACCCACCATCGACTCGAAATCCTCGAGCGCGACCAAATCACCAAGACCAGGATTCGCCTCAGCCCACACCACAGGATCACGATGATCGGCTGCTGCGCCAAGCAGCGGCTCCCACCAAGCGAAGAAGAACGACGGATCGACCAGCTCGCCCGACGCCACCCGCCGACCATGCTGATACAGGCCGTAACACAAGCTGTCAGCGCCACGCGCGTCAGTGCGGACACCAGCCGTCGTCACCGCGACCATCAACGGATCAACACGGTTGCCCATCGCCAACTGCATCACGTCCCACAAGTCGCGCGACGGCTGGGCGTGCACCTCGTCGAAGAGCACGGCGTGTGGGTTCAGGCCCTCCTTTGTGAACGCCTCCGCGGACAACACCCGCCACACGCTGCCCGTCGCGGGGATCTCGATCGCGTCGCGGAACAGGCGGACCTCGGCGAGCAGCTCCGGCTCCATCTCGATCGACCGGCGCGCGTCGCGGAAGGTGATCCTCGCCTGCTCCTTGTCCGCCGCGCAGGAATACAGCTCGCCGCCGTCCGGGCCGAGGAACAGCAGCCCCTTGCCCAGTTCGGACGCCAGCCCGCTCTTGCCGTTCTTGCGCGCCATGCCGATCAGGCCGACGCGATGCCGCAGCCTGCCATCCTCGCGGCGCGCCAGCAGATGCCCGAGCAGCGTCCGCTGGAACCCACGCAGCACCAGCTTGTCGCCGGACCTGCCCGCGACCCCATCCTTCACAACCCTACCGAACGCGTCCGTGAACCCACAAAGCAGGTCGCCGTCACCGCGGCCGACATCGGCAGCCGGCACCGGCGACAACCACCGCGGCGGCCAGCCAGCGACGACCTCAGCCACCGGACCGCTTCGACCGCAGCTCCTCCAGCTTGCTCGCCGCCTTCACCTCGGCCAGGCCGAGCCGCGCACGCGCCGCCGGATCAAAACCCAGATCCGACATCAGCTTGCTGATCTCAGTACGCGCGTCCCGCAGCTCCTTCGGCGGGACCGTCCCCCGCGCCTCACGCAGCGCCTCGTAGTCCTCCAGGGCCTCGCGCAACAACACGACCTTCGGCGCGTCCGTCGATGCCAACCAGACCACACCAGCGCGCAGCACCGACTCGAGCGTTTCCGCCGCCGAGAACTGGAGCTCGGCGGGCTCGACAGCGCCAACCACCGCCAGCGCGCCCCGCGACGGATCACGGTCCGGCCGGTAAGTCCCCTGGCGGCGCTTCGCCTCGATGGGTTTCGGTGGATTCGGCATCGTTCACCCCCTCGCGAACCACACACGTCAGATTTTTGCGGTCACTGCACGAACTGACGGTGCGTGCGCGTGCCTTGCGCAGGGTCCTGGGGTGTGCTACGGGAAACCGTAGCGGCCCCCTCCCCCCGCCGTGGTGCGGCGTGGGTGGCGTGTCAGTGTGCGACGCGTTGCTTGTCGGTGGTCGCTGCTTTCCTGCTGTTGCAGGGTCGGCAGAGCACGCCGATGTCGTGGTCGACGACGAGGTCTGTGGCGTCGTGGGCGGGTGTGTCCCAGCCGGGACACAGCGGGCCGTGCTCGGCGAGCCAGGCTGCGCGGATGTCGCGGGAGCGGCGGTCCCAGTCGCCGCCGTAGCGGGCCGGGTGTCCGAGTCGGGCCCGCCGGTCGCGGTCAGCGGCTGCGGCGCAACGCGGGCAGCGGCTGGTGCTGGTGAGGGTGGTGCAGTCGAGGCATCGGCGTCGAGGCATCGGGGGGGGTCCCT